AAATGAAAAAAGATTTAACCGGAAATAGATACCAAAGAACGTCTTGTCCTCAAATTTGGAACAAATATCATTTATCATGGGCAAATTACAAATGTGCTTGGCGATTGATTAAATTCATTGATTCTGAATATTGCATATTAGAAACGCCTAAGACAAAAAAGCAATTGACTGCTAAGATTGATGATTTAAGACTTTTGAGTAAAGAAAATCCTTCTAATTGTTATAAACCTAATTGAAATGACTAACCTTATCATAGCAGGAACCAGAACCTTCAACGATTATGAATTATTGGAATTAGAAACCGCAAGGTTCATGAAAGAAAATAATTTAAAATTGCCAATTTCAATCGTTTCCGGCAAAGCCAAAGGTGCTGATTCATTGGGAGAAGTATTTGCTAAGAAGTTTGGATTTCCGATAGTTAAAAAACCAGCAGATTGGGATAATATTACAGGAGTTTCACCTGTTTACGTCAAATACAATAAATTCGGCAAGCCCTATAATTCAAGAGCAGGACATGATCGAAACGAAGAAATGGCGAAGATAAGTCAGTATTGTATTATCTTTCATGACGGCCAGTCGAAAGGTTCATTGAATATGAAAGAAAATTGCGAAAAATATAATTTAACCTATAAAATTATTAAGTATGAAAGTTAGATATTATTACACCAGCGAAACTACTATTTTCAATACTGATTCTGAACAGTTTCATACCTTAATTAGAACAGAAGAACGAAGTAATGTCAAGTGGAAATTAATGATTAAATTTCATAATGGTGGAGATATAATTGAAATTACAGATGAAGAATCGCTGATTTCCCTCGAATCTATGTATTTTGATTATGGAGAATGTGAAATTGACCCTATGAACTTAATTCCCGAAACTATTAAAGAAATTATAAAAGAATATGAAAACTAAATACAGAAAAGAGCCTAGTTGGAAATATGAGGTTTTGCAATATGAAATTATACGAAAGTTTTTATGGTTTAATATTTCTACTTGGAATAATATTCCTACCATTAACAGAATTTACAGTAATGATGTAGAAATGTTTATCGAAGACTCTTATAAATACGTTTCATCCTACAATGAAAACCTTGACAAATTCATAGATAAGTGGCCAAATATAGAATCTTATTTTGTGTTTTACAATCATATGAAAGATTCTTACGAATTAAATAAATAAAAACCAACTCATATATCCATTTGAAAACAGTAAATAAAGTCTTTCAGGTTAGCGATTTGCACATTCGTCTCTATAAGAGGCATAAAGAATACAATCAAGTATTTAAACGATTATTTCAATACATCCAAGAAAACAAGACAGAAGAATCTATAATCTTTTTGGGAGGTGATATTGTCCATAATAAAACGGATATGTCGCCTGAATTGATCGAGGTTACTTCTAACTTTTTAAAAGGATGTGCCGACATCCTTCCGACGATTTTGATTGCTGGTAATCACGATGGAATAATTGGACATTCGGCCCGTCTCGATGCGCTTACCCCTATTGTAAATTCCTTGAACCATCCTAACCTTCATTATTGGAAGGATAGTGGCGTTTATAAATTTGGCGGCTTAACTTTTTCTGTATTTGGAATTTTTGACAGCCGGGAAAAATGGGTCAACGGTTCAGATATTAAAGGAAGATATAAAATTGGATTACATCACGGCCCAATTATTGGTTCTAAGACTGAAACGCAAACCCTTGATTCTGGTATCAAATTAGATGTCTTTGATAATTTGGATATTGTTATGTGTGGGGACATACATAAATTCCAAACCTTGCAGGAATATCACGAAGAGGATGGAAGAAAATACCCGGCTGTAAAATATTCAAGTTCACTTTTGGGTCAGAATTATGGGGAATCAGTAGATGAACATGGCATCTTAGTTTGGAATTTGCCCAAACGTACCGCTGAATTTGTTAGAATTAAAAATGATTACGGGTTTGTAACTTTCAATGTTATAGACGGGAATTGTAATATTCCGAACGATTTACCCAAGAATCTTCGGGTCAGAATCAAATTTGAAAATTCATCCAATCAGGAAGTAGAAGAATTTGTCAAACGGTTAAGTAAGAAATACAATATCGTAGAATTGATTAAGCAAAAAGGTTCGACCTTAACCGAATCATTACAGACAAGCGAAGAACTACTTGGAAATAGCAGAGACGTTGAATTTCAAAATTCAATAATTAGAGAAATGTTAATGGTTCAAAATCAAGACATAACAGAAGAAGAAATAAATTCTGTTTTGCAATTGAACCTTGAAATGAATAAATTACTTCCGATTACAACTGTAAATAGAAACGTAACTTGGAAACCATTAAAATTAGAATTTTCAAATATGTTTTCCTATGGTGAAGAAAACGTTATTGATTTTACTGATTTTAAAGGGAATTACGGCATTTGGGCCAAAAATGCCGAGGGCAAAAGTAGCATTTTTGATGTTTTGACCTTTGTATTATTCGACAAATCGACCAGAGCATCAAAAGCAAGCCACATCCTGAATAATCAGAAGTCCAAATTTCAATGTAAAATTAACTTTGAATTGGGCGGAAAAATTTATTGGGTAGAACGGGTAGGAACCAAGAACGAAAAAACTGGTGCTGTAAAAGTTGACGTGAATTTCTGGACTATTGATGAAAATGGTGAAAAGGCCAATTTAAACGGAGAAGACCGCGATAAAACCAATTTCATCATCCGTGAATATGTGGGAACTTACGATGACTTCATTATGACTTCTCTTTCAACCCAATACGACAATCAGAATTTTGTCGAAAAAAGTCAGCGTGATCGGAAGGAATTGCTTTACAAATTTTTGGATATTTTTGTTTATGACGACCTTTATAAACTTTCAAAGGAAAATTCAAAAGAATTTCAGGTATTAATCCGTGAATTTGAAAAGGAAAATTTACACCAACGATCTAGTCAGGTTTATAATCAAATCCAAGAAAACGAAAGTAAACTGGATTTGATTGATGTGAATTTGAACGCGGTCAAAGGTTCAATCAAAGAAAAAACAGAAGAACTTTTATCCTTGAATAAGGATTTTAAACCGATTGATGTAAATCTGGATATAAATGAGCTTATTGATCAAGAACATAAAAACCGCATATCGATAGAAAATTTCTTCCAACAAATATCCAACATAAAATTAGATTTAAATAATCTTTTAAAAGAAAAAATAAGTTTAACCGAACAATTGATACCACTTTCGGTTTATTCTGATATTCAAGAATGGGAACGCGCATATCAAAATATTCAAAATACGGTACGAGAAGAAGAAAACAAACTTCAATTACTTGATCGTGAGTTAAACGAATGTAAAGTTAAACAAAAACATTTGGATAGTCACCAGTACGATCCGAACTGTAAATTTTGCGTAGATAATCAATTTGTTAAAGATGCAAAGCAGGCCATTGAAAAAATACCTGAATTGGAACAAAGTAGAATAAGTTTGTTGGGGTGGCTGGATATTTATAAGAATGGGTTAGAAAGTTCAAAACAAACCCTTGAATTGGCTCAGGAATATCAATCAGTTTTAAAGCAATTATCTACAATCGATTCAAAGGTTCAATTATTAACTGAACAAGTTAAAACCTTAGAATTAAAATCACAATCATTAGAAACAGAACGAACTAATATTCAAGCTAAGAAAAATGAATATGAATCAAATGTTTTACTGATAACCAAAAACAATGAAATATTAAATTTAATTACTGAAACTGAAACTCAAATCAAACAATTGAACCTTCAACATGATTCAGTGCAAAAGAATCACCGATTGATTGAACTTGAAATTTCAAAACTAAAAACAGAATATTCAGATATTAACCTTAAATTAGATAAATATCTGGATTATTTAAAGAAGTATCGGGTTTATGAACTTTATTCCCAAACAGTTTCAAGAGATGGAGTTCCGTACAAGATTGTAGAATTGGTTCTTCCGGTATTGGAAAATGAAGTAAATTTGATTTTAAATTCGATCGCCAATTTCACTGTTAAGTTAGAAGCAACGGACGAAAAATACATCCATGCGTTTATCAATTACGGCCCTAATCAAATTTGGCCAGTAGAATTAAGTTCAGGGATGGAAAGGTTCATGTTGAGTTTGGCGTTTCGTGTAGCCTTAACCGAAATCACTTCGTTGCCAAAAAGTTGTTTCTTAGCGATAGATGAAGGCTTTGGTGTATTGGATGCGGAAAATATTTTACAAATCGGAAAATTGTTTGAATATTTGAAAACCCAATATGAATTTTTGATTTGTATTTCTCATATTGATACGATGCGTGATTTGGTTGATAAACAAATAAAAATAAACCGTGTAGACGGATATAGTAAGGTGGAATATTTAAATGCTACTTAAAAGAACAAAGAATGGATTGGACAAGGTTACTGCGTCTATAATGGATGTGGATAGCAGTTCATTATTTGATATTTTTGTTCCCAAACAATTAAGAGCAGGAAAGAATGAAATCAGGATTCGGCTTGTTAATGATGGATTAGTCAAAGGTTCGGATGTACTGATAGATGTATTAGACCAAAACAAAGAACCTTTGTATTATGAAATTTCCGATGTTGCCAACGAAGATAACAGCAGAAGTATAATTGTTCATGTAACTGAATCCGATTTAACTGGAAAAGCATATCTGTATGTATATGCAAAACTAGGTATCGAATCCAGTTACATGACTCTTATAAATTTGGAAGTTAATCCTGAACTGGAATCAGAACAAGAAATAAAATTATCGGAGCCTCCGGAAATATTTTATTCTGAACGAAGGTTAGCAACCCAAACATATTCAAATTCCACCAGAGAAATAATTAAAAAGAATAATAATGGAAACGTTTATACGATCAGTCCTATTATTCCAAAACAATTAATTGAAAGTACATTTACAGTCGAAAAAGCCGAAATTAGAGAATTGAAATCCGATAATACAGTCGGAAGTGGATCAACAATTCAATTACCTAAGCACTTTGATCTTGCCAGAATCAACTCTATTAATTTTCCGTTTAGTTCTAGTTATAAAAATGGAACAATAGAAATAAATGGAATAAATTTAGAAGTCCCAAATGATGCCATCATAACTGCATCATTCTTCAATCAAAGTTATAGTGCGTCTATTGTCAATGTTATTTCGACCAGTTCAATTGAAATCTATCCGCCGTTTTCAAAATTAATTGAATATCAGACATTAACTGGCATAAAATCCAAAATGTATGATAGATTTAATAATCAGGCTAATTTCACTTGCTCGTATTTTGAAGTGCTAACCTTAGCGCAATCAAATTACACCCAATCGTATGCCGTGTTTGATTTATATAACTTGAATACAGTAGCAGGTAAAATTGATAGTGTAGACATCAGTTATAAGAATTTAAGTTTAATCGGTGACAACTACGAGCCATTGGGTAATTTCAAAGTTAAGCCAGTAAATTATTTAATCGATAGTTCAAGCCTATTCTTTGATAATGAAAAAGGAATTATTGAACGTCCGATCGGAACGTTTAAAAATGGCGTAGTTGACTTCCAAACATACTGGCAAACATCTTCGCTTGCTTCTGTTATTGCTACTGATTCAGTTCCTAATGGGATCAAACTAAGTGGCAATGAAGTTGTATTTGAACCTAAGATTCAATTCAATCCGATTAACCGAAAAGAAACCGAGTGGAACCTTTCGTTTGATTTTAATTTACAGCCAAGCCAAAGTGGTGTACCCCAATTAGATATTTTTGTATCGGGATCAAATGAAATAAAAACAGGTATTCTTAAAGATTCTCCGTATCAACCATATTCAAGTTCAAATATTGGAACTTATATCGGAAGCGTCACTGAAAGATCAGGAAAAGGTTCCTTTAATTTCAGTATAAATGATCCTTCGCGTATAACACCTAAATTTGCGCTTAGACGCGGTTTTTTATCAATAGGCAATGTTACCCTTACACCAGTAGAGAAAGTCGGTTACAACGCAAGCCAGACCCGTATATACGCACCTATGAATCTACCGACAGGTAGTGAAGTTAACTTTAAGATTGATTATGTAAATCCGGTCGGAAAAAGGTTAAGTAAATTTACAAGTTTACTTCCCGGAGTTTATTTTGAAGGAAGTTTTAAGCCTTCATCTACGGGAACAACTATTCCAACCGGAACGGTTTCTGGGTCAGATCAGTTAACGGGAAGTTTTGATAATCGCTACCATCGACTTGGTACTGGATTACTTTCAAGTTCAAATCAAATAGCTACCGATATAAGCGGTTCATTTATAAGTTCTAGTAATTCATTATCTGGTAGAATTTCAGTTTTTGAAAGTAAAACATTAATTTCAAGTTCAAACCAAATTCCTGCGATTGAATTAGTTGGTATTCTTGAAGGATATTATGAATCGAGAGGTACTGGAATATTATCAGGTTCAGGTCAAATTGCTAGTGATATTTCAGGATCATTTACATCATTATCAGGTTCGTTTGCAAATCGAATTTATTCATTAGAAAGAACAACTGGATCGCTCAATAGTTTTACCGCTTCAATTCAATCAGAAGTTAACAATTTAAAGATTGCGACGGGTTCAATCAATCCAAGGTTTAGTTCGATTGAACAAACAACCGGAAGTTTAAATACTTTTTCTGGATCGGCAATTTCCAGATTATCAAATTTAGAAGCAACTACTGGCTCATTAAATGTTTTTTCTGGATCGGCTAACACTAGATTAAACGCAATTGAAATAAAAACAGGTAGCTATGCAACAACTGGCTCAAATCAATTCAATGGCAATCAGTCTATAAGTGGAAGTATTAATTCTAATGGATCGATACGTGCATTGCAATTTTCAGGTTCATTTTCAGGTTCATTTGCTGGAAATGGTTCATTATTGACTGGAATAGTTTCAAGTAGTTACGCATTATCGGCTAGTTATGCTCCAAGCCAAGTATTACCAACAGGTCTTGTATCTGCATCTGCACAAGTAGATTACAATTCGATTCAAAATAAAATAAACTTAATTACCGTCGGAGCTAATAGAGTTTTTACTTCTGATGGTTCAGTTTCAGGATCGGTCGCAAATAAAGATTTTACATATATAACCAGTTCTTTAATAAATAGAACCAGACTAAATAATGCAATTGAACTTGAAAAGACCGTAAGTTCATCTTTTTGGTCGTCCGACATAACATATTTGACACAGAGTTTATTTTCATTTCCAGCAGGTGTAAATGTATTTTTCATGCACCATCATATTTTTAAAGAAAATGAAACTTTTACAACTCTTAGTTCATCTGCGTATAATGCAAGTTATGCAATACGATTTGAAACACAGATATATGGATATACTGGATCGTTAGCTGTTCCGAAGAATGCTTATATGTGGGCAACCACGACAGAAGTAAAATCAATGATAAATTCATTCTTTGGGGCAACGCCGATTTTTTCTAATGCTGTAACTGTTAATGATTCAGCATCATCCGGATCATTTGGTACAACCTTTTCTGGTAAAGCAGATTTAAGTTCATGGTTAGCAACAAGTACGATAACATTCACCGCCCCAGATCAAATCAGTATTAGATTTTCTATGTCACCTACTGGATCAGGGACTTGGAATTTTTACGTTAATTCGGTGTGCAGAGTAATCAAAAACGAAATTAAAAATGTTTAAAACCGTTGTAATTTATCCGGGAAGATTTCAACCATTTGGTCCCCATCATTTTAAATCTTATAAATGGTTATGCTCAGTATTTGGGCCTGATAATGTTTTTATTGTTACATCAAATCATCAAGATTTGAATTCCCCATTAACTTTCCAAGAAAAATTACTTTGCATTTCAAAGTACAATATTTCAAAAGACAAAATCGTAGAAGTTAAGAATCCATATAAGGCGGATGAAGTGATTCAAAGGTTCGATCCGGATAACACTTCTGTAATTTTTGCTTATGGAGAAAAAGATTTTGGTCGCATTAAATTCCAAAAAACTGATGGAACCCAAGGTTATTTCCGGCAATTTTACGGCCAAAAACAACTGGAACCATTATCCAAATGTGGTTATGTGGTTGATATGCCCGATGCTAGTTTGAAATATGATGGTCAAGAAATTAATGGAACTTTTTTGAGACAAATATTACCACTTGCCAATCGCGATGAATTTTCACGGATAATGAATTATTACGATCCACAAATTCATTTTTTGTTTAAAAAGAAATTTCATCCTGATATTGTCCAATTTACCGAAACGATTTTATCCGAAGGTTCAACCATCACAAAAACCCAACTTCAACGGATAGAACAATACGCGGATCAATTATTCAAGAGTTATGGGATAGACATTAACTTTCAGGATTTATCCAAAGAAACGCATTTTTGGCAACGAGTAAATGATCCTAGAAATGGTAATCCAATTACAACTGATGAACTCAGACAACTATTCAAAAAAGCATCTTCAAGGTTCGGGAACAAATTAAGTCAAAGCCCCGCTGGATTCGAAGCAGTCTTAAAGGACATGGAAACGGACATTAATCTTCCGTTTATCCTGAAATACGATCGTCAAAATAATGAACTGGATTTGATACCAAAAACAATCATGAGAAAACCTGATTTTAAATCGAGTTCTCCATCATTGGCAATGGAATCGGTCGGGAAAAAATATAATAGACATATCCAACATATTTATGAAGATGAAACCTTAACGTCAAACGATTATTTGGACATAGCAGAAATGTTAATGAAAGGTTCGGTTAATGCAAGTTTGAAACTAGACGGTTATAATTTTAAAGTTACTTTTAAAGGTGGAAGAATTTTTTGTGCAAGGTCAAAATCAGAATTAATTAATCCGTTAACTATCCTTCAATTAAAAGAAAAATACAAAACTAAACCAGATCAATTATTTGTATTTGTAAAAGCAATGGAAGACATTGGAAATTCATTGCTGAAATTAGGAACTAATCGCCTAAATGATATTTTCCAAAACGGCAGAACCTTTTTGAATTTTGAAATCCTACATCCTCGTGCTAAGAATGTTTTTGATTTTGGCGAACCTACTTTAAGCCTTCATTCATTGGTTACTTTCAATGAAAATGGCGAAGAAGTCAATCAAATAGTTGATTTGCCATTTGAACTTATCAATGGAAGGACTTTTAAAATCCAAAAAACTCCTGCGTTTAAGTTGGAACCTTTAAACGATCCGTCTACGGAAAGGTTCGTTCTTGATAAAATTAAAAGTGGTAAAGACTTAAAGGAAACCATTTTACTGTTGGAAAATTTAATAATTCAGAATTTTTGCAAGAATAATCCGCAAAACCAAGATAATATTCTGAATTTGACCCAAATAATCAATGCAGTCAAAGGTTCGGTTAAAACAGAAGAAGAAAAACAAAAATTCAACGAATCGATGAAACTATTGAATTTCATAGGTGGGATAGAAGTAATAAATCCAATCGAAGGTTTGGTATTCGAGTATAAAAATAAAACCTATAAATGTACTGGTGCATTTGGATGTTTACAACCGATCCTGAATATTTATAATAGACAGCGATTCTCAAAAAAATAGGATAATTATAAATGAAATCATTACGACAACTATACGAAGAAATTGAACCTTCGGCTAATGCTTCTGCTAATTCATTAATTTTAATGGATAAACTTGCAAAGTCACCTCAAATAATGCAAATGCTTCAACAAATAGATTTGCCTACTGACAAATATAAAGCAATCATTCGTTTTGCAGCTTTATTAGGTATTCCAGAACAACGGTTCACTGACTTCTGTCAACAACAAAATAATATTACTAAAACACAATAAATGGCAACAGAAGAATTTAAAGAATTGTTTGATAAACAGATTGATGATTGGAATAGAAGAATTAAAGTAAGTGATTATCTTGAAGGTACTTCAAACATACCGCAACTATTACATTATCTGGTTATAAGTGAATATTCACTCGAAAATGTTACAATGGAAATGAAATCAATCGAAGTAGACAAACTTGAAAATATTGATTGTTCAAATTTGGAACTGTTTAAATCAAATGTCATTGACAATTCACCAATTCCACATCTAATAGAAATTAAATGAGTAAACTAAAAAACATTAAAGCCCTTCGACAAATGTTGGACGGTAATCATAGGATGCAAACCAGAAAAACAATTGGGTTTTCAGATGCAACCAATAAATCAGCAATCCGGGAAGAAGGTGAAATTTGGGAAGAAAAGGATTTTCACGGAAATTCAGTATGGTGGGAACAAAAGAAAGGGTACAGGGTCAAGATGAACCAGCATCCAGAAGTTGCTCAAATGATGCGCGAAGCGAATGAATATTTAAAATCATTTCCGAATTGCCAAAAAGAAACTTGTACTTGCAAGGTTCCAAATAGAATCGACGAAAAATTCAGAAGAATGGTCGGGATGTGTGAAGATTGTTTAATTTCATACGAAACTAAATTGAAAATTCGTGGTGAATTTGGAGAATACGCGATGAAGAAAATGGAAGCCAATGCAAAAGCATTTTTTGAACAGGCGGACAAGGAAGTTGAAATTTTAAAAAACGAATTGTCAAATATCAATTTTGCCGGAGATGAAAATGATATTAATCCGATAGAAAAATGGGGCTTCCAAGATGAAGAAGCCGTAAAACAATCAATCGACGAAAAATACGCCGAATTTAAAACTAAAACCTTAGAAAAATTTAATAAATGAAAGAATATTTTGACCCTCAAATTGAAAATGCTAAACAGCAAAGTAAAACCGACTTTAAATTGTTTTATATTATTCAGGGAGTAGATGTTCCTAATGGTATAGTTTTAGAAATGAAATCGATAAATCCACCTGAACTTGATAGTTTCGACTTTTCAAATTTAGAATTCGTTAGAACTAATACTAACCTATTAATCCCTACCTTTAAATATAAAAATACATAGCAGAATTGGAGTATAATCCATTTGAGTAAGAACGATAATTTAAGACAAGCGGTAATAGAAGAACTGAAAAGGTGCGCGGTAGATCCGATTCACTTTTTCCGTAAGTACGTAAAGGTTCAGCACCCGATGAAAGGAAAGGTCAATTTCAACCTTTATCCGTTTCAGGAAGATGCGTTAAGACAAATAAAAGAAAACCGATTTTCAATTATTTTGAAGTCGAGGCAAATGGGCATTTCAACCTTAATGGCTGGAATGTCTTTGCATTACATGATGTTCAACACCGATTTCAGGATATTGGTAATTGCAACAAAGCAAGATGTTGCCAAAAATTTGGTAGCAAAGGTTAAGTTAGCTTGGGATTTATTACCAGCGTTTTTAAAACAAGGTATTGACGTAGCAAATAACAATAAACTTGAAATTGCATTTTCCAACGGAAGTTCAATTAAAGCCGTTTCAAGTAGTCCTGATGCGGCCAGATCAGAGGCTTTAAGTCTGCTCTTAATAGACGAATGCGTTGAATATAATACTGAAATTACAGTATTAAATAAAAATACAAATACAATAGAAACCATTAACATTGGTGTTTTATTTGATAAATTAAATTCAAATGAATAATGATATTTTAGCTCCAATATTAGGCAAACGTGGAATAAAAACAGGTGCATTGACATATGATTTTTATATTAAAAACGGTATAACCCATGTTTACGATTATATTTTTGAAACCACTAAGTTTTTAAATGATACCGATGCTACATTTAGGGAACGAATTTTTTATGTCCAGAACAACTATCCAGAAATACAAAAATGTTCGTATTGCCAGAAAGATAAATTAAGGTTTGACCCGTTTACGTTAACGTTCAGAACAACTTGTTGTCAACCATTATGTGTATCTAAACATCAATCTATTGCAAATAAAGGCAATCGTTCAGTTCCTCGTAAGCAAACTATATGTGTAGGATGTGGAATATTATTTGAACAGTTACCAAGTTTAAATAAACGATATTGCACACAACCATGTTGGACTGCTCACAATAATGAACCTCATTCAGAAGAACATAATAAAAAACTTAGTGAATCAAACAAACGTACCCATAATAGTCCAGAATATCGTAAAAGTCGTAAAGAAATTGATAAGTTAGTCGGTAAAAAATTATCAATAATCATGAAAGGAAAAATACAAAAAGGGGAATTTACTCCTTGTATTACAAATTCATGGACTAAACGTGTCGCATTTATTGAATTGAATGGTATAAAAAAGAAGTTTAGAAGTAATTGGGAGGCAGCGTTCTGGGTAATTAATCAGCATTTAGAATACGAGAAACTTCGGATTAAATATGTTTTTAAAGATAAATCACATAATTATATTGTAGATTTCGTGGATAATTCTAATAAAATCTTATATGAAATTAAACCGGATTCACTATTGGATAATGAACGTAATCTTATAAAACATCAATATGCTGAACAATGGGCAATTGACAATAATTATGATTATGTTATAATATCCAATGATTGGTTTATTAAAAACATTCATAAAATTAATTTTGATATTCATTCTAATTTATATCCATATATGAAACAATTCATGGGAAAATAATAATTGCAATTTAATAATGATACATATCAAGTATTAACTCCAAATGGGTGGAGCGACTTTGATGGGATTAAAAAGTCAACAACTGATATTTTATTCGAAATATCATTTACAGACAATTCCAAATTAAAATGTACGCCTAGTCATTTACTTAAATTTCCGAACGGGGAATTTTTAGAAGTTTGTCATATTGAAATCGGTGATGAATTATTTGGAAATAAAACAGTTTCGGATATTTCGTACTATGAAGGTGAATTTGAGGTATTCGATTTAACTGATGTAGAATTAGCTAACGAATATTTTACCAATGGTGTTGTAAGTCATAACTGTGCGTTTATTAAAGATATTGAAGAAATATGGGCTTCTTCACAAATGACGTTAGCAACAGGTGGAGGGTGTGTAATGTTATCTACTCCGAATGGCGCACAAGGATTATTTCACAGAGAATGGCAACGAGCGATTGAAGGTTCAAAAACTACCGAATTAGTACGGTTTCACCCTATTAATTTGCCTTGGTATTTACATCCCGATCGTGATCAGACTTGGAGAAGTCAACAAGATGAAACATTGGGCAAACGATTGGCAGCCCAAGAGTGTGATTGTGATTTTGCTTCATCTGGTCATACGGTTATAGATAACGAAATACTTCAATATTATGAAAGTCAATTATCTGACCCGTTGGAACGTCGAGGTATAGGAGGCGACTTATGGATTTTCAAATATCCCGATTATAACCGAAAATATGTTTTGTGTGCTGACGTAAGTCGTGGCGACGGTGAAGATTTTAGCGCATTTCATATTATTGACGTTGAAACTGTTGAACAAATCGCAGAGTTTAAAGGCAAAATTGATACAACTGCTTATGGAAATTTACTTGTTTCGATAGCAACCGAATATAACAATGCTTTATTGGTTGTTGATAATAGAAATATTGGTTATTCTACCTTGCAAGTGATAATCGATCATGGTTATAAAAATTTGTATTATACTTATAAGACAGACCCTTTCTTGGATAAAAACATTCATTTACGCAAAGGTTACGACTTAAAAGATAAGAAAGACATGGTTCCCGGTTATTCGATTGACGTGAAGACTAGACCAGTTATGATAAATAAGTTTGAGCAATATTTTTCCGAAAAAGCCCCAATTATTCATTCCAAACGATTACATAACGAAATGGTTGTATTTATGTGGTTGGATGGTAAGGCTCAGGCTGCAAGAGGTTATAACGATGACTTAATCATGGCGTTTGCTATTGGATTAATGGTTAGGGATACAAGCCTTAAATTACTTGCAATAGGTGTAGATTTAACTAAGAATACGCTAAGACATACAAACAGATTAATTTTTAGGCCAAATAAACCTGTTGATCCTTATTGGGAACAGAACCTTGGAAATGGTCAAAAAGAAAATTTAAAATGGTTACTTTAAAAGAATATAGGAAGGTTGCATATTAATGGCTTCATTTAGGGAAGTATTAAAAAGGTTATTTTCAAGGAACGTAATTATCACCAAGTCAAAGAGTGGTAAGTTACGGACATTGGATTTCAATAAAAGTCAAAGTCAGGGTTCCCCTACAACTTATTCCAACCGTCCTCGGTGGAAAAATGGAAGAAATTACGGAACAACAAGTGGTTATGGCGGTGGTTTCACTAACGAAGAAATTGAAGCCCTTAGAAAGCAAATGTATCAGGATTATGACATCATGGATACAGATGCAATCGTGTCATCAGTTTTAGAAATTTATGCAGATGAATGTTCTACGCTTTCCGAAACAGGGGAATTACTTATAATTAAAACAAATGATGCTAAAATTAAAAAAGTATTACACAATTTGTTTTATGACGTAATGAACATTGAATTTAATTTGTGGTCATGGATAAAAACAGCGTGTAAGTATGGGGATAATTTTTTATATTTACAAGTAGCCGAAGATGTTGGTGTTGTAAACGTAATGCCGATTCACCCTGCTTTAATGATTCGTGAAGAAGGTTCCAGAGATGATCCAGAAGCAACAAGGTTCCGATATGAAGGTGATTATGGAATGACGTGGGGTTCAAATAATTATTTTGAAGAATACGAAATTGCACATTTCAGACTTTTAAGCGATGTTAATTTTCTTCCATACGGAAAAAGTATTGTTGAAGGTGGCCGACAGGAATTTAAGCGGATGCGTTTAGCAGAAGATGCGATGTTATTGAACCGGATAATGAGAGCGCCCGAACGTAGACTATTTAAGATCGACATTGGAAATATTGCACCAGAAGAAGTTGATGCGTATATCGAAGATATTTCCAATATGATGAAGAAAACGCCTTATATTGATCCCCAAACAGGTGAATTTAATCTTAGATATAATATTTTAAATAGTCAGGAGGACTTTTTCCTACCTGTTCGTGGAAGTGATAGCGGAACGGCTATTGAAACCCTTCCCGGTTTAACTAATGATGGAATGTTAGAAGATGTGGAGTATTTCAAAAATAAAATGATCGCTGCATTCAAGGTCCCAAAAGAATACATTGGTTATACCGATGAAGGTGGTATAGATAAGGCAGGAATTTCTCAAAAAGACATTCGTTTTGCCAGAAGTATCGAAAGAATCCAGAAAATATTCGTTTCTGAACTTTACAAAATCGCGATTATTCATTTAAAGGTTCAAGGGTTTGAAGAAGAAGATTTACTTAATTTTGAATTAGCGTTAACCAATCCTTCGTTGATTTTTGAACGTCAAAAAACAGACGTATTAACCGCTAAAATTGATTTAGCCAAATCAGCCAGAGAAGAAAATCCTTTACTTTCAGACTATTATATTTATAAGAACATTTTTGGCTTTACTGACGATGAAATTAAACAAGAAGAATTGTACAAGCTGGAAGCCCTTAAATTTAGGTTTAGAGCCACTCAAATTACTGAGGAAGGTAATGATCCAGAAGTAACCGGAAAGTCCTTTGGAACGGCGCATGACATCGCTACGATGCAGGTAGCGTCTAAGTATATGCCGGGACAATACGGTGAAATGAATAAACAGCTTTATACTCCTGATGCAAGGGAAGAAAATGAAGGTAAACCAGACCAGTATAAAGGTTCATTTGAAACGGTAAGAGACAAAGATTTTGGCCGCGATCCACTTGGAAGACGTGAAAATTCAAAAGTAGAAAATTTTGCAAGAATCGTTAAAAAACTAGATAAATTTACGGTTAAACCAAAAGAAGGCTTAACTATGTTAAATGAAGAAAATTTACTTAACGACGAAGATAATTATATTTAAATTTCATGGAGAAAAATAATACGTGAAGAAATTGAAACACAGTAAATTTAGAAATACCGGATTTGTATTCGAGGTATTGACACGGTTCGTTATGCGCGAAGCATTGGAACCAAGTGTACCTCAGAAGGCAATCAAAATAATCAAAAAACATTTCGTCCCAAATTCATTACTTTTAAAAGAACTAAGGTATTATCAAACCCTAAGCCAATTCACAAATCATGATCCTTCTGAATTGTTTAACCTTACAATGGAAGGTCGTAAGGCATTGGACAATCAGAAACTTTTAAAAGAAAAATATGAACTTGTCAAGTCGATCAAGGAAAACTACAATGAAACAGTTTTCTTTGAAACTAAGACTCAAAATTATAAGGTAACTGGTTCAATTTACAAGCTGTTTGAACATTCTGCTTCTGCTAACCCAGAAGACTACCTTAATTCCAAAAAATTTATTGTCGAACATATTTCGGGCAAAAAGCCTGAAATGGTGAATGAAATCGAACAAACCGTCATGGAGCTTGATCCAGACATTCGTAAGTTAAGTTTCAAGATTATCATCGAAAGGTTCAACCAGAAATATAAAGGTTTAAACGAAAAACAAAAAACCTTACTAGGCAAATATATCAACGACGATCCTGATAGAAGTGCCTTTAAAGATTATGTTATGAGCGAAGTAACTTCAATCACCAAAGAATTGAAAAAATCAATGTATGGGATTGAAAATGAAGTGACTAAGATCAAACTGAACGAAACAATCAATCTAGCCCAAAACATTATCAACGCAAAATCAATCAAAGAAGAACATCTAACTGCAATGTTAAAATATTATGAATTAATAGAGGAATTAAAGAAATGAAAAATATCAAATTAGTAACTGAAATGATTAAGAAACA